TGTTTGTACCAAAGCCGCTTTGCATTAGCGTGCTTTATCCAACCGTAGTATGAGGGCAACGCTTGCTTTTTGCCAGTACGACACGCCCGCTTGAAGTTCTCAGCCAGTCGCTTGCGCAGCATCACCCGGTGATGGTTAATGCGGTATCCAACAAAATCCAGATACTGACCGCGCAAGTCGGTTATATTCTAATCGTCCTTGATGTGTAGATCAATCGCTTCCAGGCGACGTTGAATCTCGTCACGCACGCGCAGTAAATGCGTGCGGCTGTTGTGCATCATAACGATATCGTCACAGTAGCGGTTTCCTCAACCTTACGAGCGCAATTTTTTGGATAACCGCGCGCCACGATCACGAAAACCAAACACCGAACCATCACTCATATCACAGGCCACCAAACCGCCGCGAAGATCACTCCCAGCACCGCCGCCGCCACTCACAACGCGCCAACCGGTGTTGGTCCAGAAGTGATCAGTCACGTAAGCACTGGTGGAAGCTCCACCGCCTACCTCGCGCACCAGAAGCACGTTGTCCACGAACTGCCAATTCTTGATGGCGCTGTCAGACGCAACAGGCAGGGTGTCACCGATAGCGCTGTATCCGGCTGACGTGTCGTCTGCGTACACAGTTTCATCGTTACTGACGTAGGACTGACGGTCTTGAACATTCCACCCGTCCAGCCAGTTCCAACAGTTGCCCCACGGGTTTTCAATACCGCGATAGGACACCCACGGATCACCGTCCGCGTCGTCAATACCACCTGACCCGTTGCCGATGCTGTTGCTCAGGCCGGAGGCTTTATGCGGTGAGTCACCCTGGTTGCTGCTGGAAAGCGGGTAAGAACGATCCACGTTACCACGTCCCAGCACCGCCTGATTGTTCCAGCTCCCGTACTCAGTGATGAACAGCATCATGACTGCCTGCCACTGCCAGAAGTCATAAAGCTGGAAGCCTGCGTTCTCCGCCAGGGTGCGGAACTCATTTCGCGTCAGACCCACCATGGGAAAGTTACCCGTGGAGACAGACGCCAGCAGGTCTTCACTAAGGTTCACGCGGGACGTGTTGTTTTCCAGGTTCAAGCCGTCAATGTGGGCAGCAGCACTGGTGTCGTAGACAATCGCGTCATACGCTCCAACGTAGGTTTTGCTCACTCCGCCTTCAAATGCAGGGTGCAGCGTGTAACCCGGCAACGGATCAGGACTCACAGACCACGTTGACACGGCTCCATTGAAGGCGGTGCGCACGTAGAACGGGGTAATCTCCACCATCACCTGACCGTCAGTACCGTCCAGGTTGGCAGGCGTCACACCGTCTTCCTGCAACGTGCTGTCGAACTCGTCCAGATAGTATTGAACCACCCCGGTGTTATCCACAATACAGCGCCGCATAGACTCATGAGCGGCTGTCGCTTTCGGATCACCTGTCCAGGTATCGGTTGACATATTCCATGAGACAGTGGCTGCTTCCTCAGCAAACACAATGTCTTCAAGGTCATCCAACCGCCCAGCCGCCTCGTCAATAGCACCTTGCACCTTGGCAGCAGTCAGGGTACTGGCAGTAGGATTATAGGTCAGGTCTTCAGCCGCGTGCGCTTCCGTGGAGTCAAGGTGTTCGCTGAACTCCTGTTGACGCACCGGATGCGCCGGGTCAGTGGCCTCACTGACTTTGAAGGTGCCTTGTGCGTCACGCTCAGCAAGCGCCCCCGGTGTGGCATCACTGTCCGCATCGTCAGGGGACAGCACGGACTGCCATTCAGTGCCAACACCGGGTTCTTCGGTAGGCTCTTCAATCTGGGCAATCCAGATGCGCCCGTTGTGGATGGTCGCTGAATCGGTGTAGTAAAGCTGGCCTGCATTCCATTCGGCAATGCCCATCTGGTGCAGATATGCCAGCACCTGGGTAGTGGTGTACCCCAGCGCGTTGAAGTCTTGCAGCTTGGGCGCATCAGCCGGGGCTACGATGCCCCAGCCACGCCGAAACAGCGCGTTGATCTGTGCTGTCAGTGAGTCGTCAAACGTCTCAGTGCCAAACACAGTGCGTTCTTGCCCGATTGCCTCAGAAGCGAACGCTTCCAGGTTGCCGCCGTAACGGTCGATTTTAGCCATTGATCAATGCCCTCGCGAAAATACCACCCTCTCGGGTTGGATCGAATCTATCAGCGAACCCGAGACTGTTCGGGTTACTGTCGAAACCGAATGTTACACCAGGTTCTGCCAACACCACAAAGCTGTACCGCACCCCTTGAGGCTTGGGCAGCAGACCCAACCGACGAATCAGACGCAGTTCATCCAGTGAGACAGACGGACTGATGTAGAGCGTCAGGCTCATGTTCTGATTATCGACCACATATGCCCGTCCGCCAAACGCCTGATTGATCACGTCTTGGATGCTGATTCGATCATCAGACGCGATGTAGGCGCTGCACACGTTCAATGCCACCTTGGCGCGGATCAATCGCCGGTACTGGTTGTCATCAAGCTGCTGACTGGTGTAAGCAGGTTCAAAGCGCCTGGAGAACGGCGCACCTTCACGCCATGCGTCAAACCTGTCAGCAAAACCCCGACTATTGGGGTCGGCGTCAAAGCCGAATGTGATTCTCTCCAGCACTGCTGGGACAACACGCGGTACACCAACGATCTTGCCCAATACGTCCAGTTGCACACCGCGTGCAAAGTCAAGGTCGTATTCGGTTTCAAAGGCGCGCAGCAGGTCGGCAATGCGCTCCCATGTGGATGCTTGAAGCTCGATTTCAGCCTTTGCCCTGGGCTTCTCCCAATACTGCTTGATCAGCATCAGGGTGTATTCATCGGTCAAGCTCATGGGATGACCTCAGTAATATCGATGTTGGCTGTTTCGATCTGGTACTTTTCGTCCAGTGCCGGTTCCAGCTTTTCGTCCGTCCAGGTCATGCCACCGTCATCGCTGATTTCAATATCGGTGACGATATAACCATTGCCGACACCGTAAGTGTTTTCATACAGTTCACCGGCTTGCAGCGACTCACCAATGACCAGTTCACGACTGGCAAGCTGCTGCTTAATCAGCTCCAGGTCTACCGGTTCATCAGTGTCCTTGCGTGTCACTGTCAGCCTCACGCTGATATCCACATAGGTTGGACGGTCGAACCGCATCACGTGAACCATGAAGAACTCAGCACCGTTAGGACGAATCAGGGTTTCAGTGAAGGTGCCTTCAACATTACCCTTGGTGCGTGCACCGCTGGTACGCTGCTTCACCAGCGTCTCTACAATGTTGTCCACCGTGCCATTCTCCACGATGGCCCAGACGGTGTTGGCTTCAATGCCCGTGACAGGATCGTCAGTGGGTTGGTCGTTCTCATAGACCGCCAGGTCAGTGACACCGGGGAGATTCGCCAACTTGGCGAACAGCGCCCCTACAGTGGAGTAAGCCGGGTTCTCAAGGCTGCGGGCACGACGCCTGCGAAACTCTTCAACCGTCTCTTCCTCACGTCCAGGCACCGCATCAACGTCAGCACGCAAGCCCGTGACGCCCCGCATGAAAGTGACTTCCTCAAACTCGGCACCCGTGGTCCCGGTCACTTCACCGAACTCAGCAGCGCGGAATGTCACGGTGTTGTGACCGGTGATCAGTTCCACTTCTTCAGGCACGATCCATTCTTGACCTAACTCGTCTTCGATGGTGTAACCTGAGTTCAGCATCAGCGGACGGTCTGTCGTGACCACCAAGTCCCACTGACTACGTGTACCCGGTCGCGGGAAGATGCCTGCCAGCTTGCTGATCTTGTTCAAGCCTTGCCCATTGGCAAAGTCAGGATCGAAGCTATTCGCCAGCGCCAGCGCGAAGGATTGCAGGTCCAGACGTGCGCGTGCTTCAATGCCGACACGCTGCCCATCCGGTGACTCTTGAGACAGGTTGATATCCTGCCCATAGATATCACGGTATCCCTGTGACAGCTCTTCAAAGATTTCTTCGAAGGTCTGAATCTGGACACCGCTGTTTGTGAATTCTGGTTTCATGCCTCGACCGCCTCATTAACTGCCTGTTGGACGCCGAAAATATCATCATAACTGAGGATTATAGTAGCACGTCGATTGGCGCGATTGTGGTCAATGTCCAATTCCGTGATCCTCACTACCCCATCGGTCGCCAGGGTAATACGCTCCACTTCTCGCAAGATGCGGTTGCGACTGTTCGGCCTGCCAAGCAACTGAATCCAGTCAATGCCCGCTGTCACATCAAGAAACCAGTCACCCGCAAAAGAGCGAATACGGGTCATGACGTTTTGACGAATGGCGTCACTGTCCTGCACATAGACAGCACGACCACGACCAAACCGCCAGTCTCCTGTTTTACTCAATCCCGATACCTTCATTGCGGATCTCCTGTTTTACTCAAGCCCGATACCTTCATTGCGGACCTCCTGTTTTACTCAAGCCCGATACCTTCATTGCGGATCTCCTGTTGGGCCACCGTTGTCATTCTCAGGATGCACGTGTGTGCCGAAGTTGATCCCACCAATAGTAGCAGCCGGGACCGTCAGAGTACCGCTGCAACCGATATCACCGTTCACTGTCAGGTTGCCGTTGATGGTCAGGTTGCCGTTGATGACCTGATCACCCGTTAGGGTGTAGTTGCCAGTTTGCTCCCGATTACCATCATGCACGTAGTCGCCTTGCTGGTACGTGTCTCCGATATGCGTGATCACGTCCGGTATCATGAAGGCTCCTGAAGCGGTGTTCACCCCGACGACCGCGAACCCGTCAGAGTAGTCATGCATCCGCATTTCAAGTGGTGGCTGGAAGTCACTTCCCGCGTACCAGCGGTCAAAGCATCGTTCGGTGAACAGCAGCAAACAGTAATCACCAACGGCGATGGGGTGAGCCGTGTAACTCCCACCGCCTTGAAGGAATACCGGGGGCACTTCAATGAAGTCAGGCAGTTGCACAGACTGCCCCTTCAGCATACGGTTGATGACAGGTCGGCAATTGATCGTGGTGGCATGCACTGCCGTCACCCGTGCGACCGTCATAGTGTGAAGGTTCGCCAGGGCTTCAAACAGTTTGTCATCCAGTACCTGATAGAGTTCTTCACTCATTGCCTTACCACCTTGTAGTTTGCAGCACGCTCAGCAGTGACGATCTGTGTCCAGTCGCTGCCCGTATAGTCGCCTGAATAGTTGATCTGCTTGATGCGATAGACACCGTTCAACCTTGGTGCCGTGATGCTTGCCAACTCACACAAGCCCGCTACCTTCAGCGTGGGGTTCATGATGGTCTGGAATGTCACTTCACCCTTGCTGGCCTGAGGCGTGTTCATCAAGCCGGTGCGTGCGGTCACCAGTGGTGCCAGGTCAGTGCGAACTTCATCATTGCGCAACACGAAGAGCTGTTCATCATCAATAAACATGGCTTCGTTGTCGTCCAGCATATCGGTGATCAGACGGGCACTGTTGCCCACCAACACCTTCGGCCTGACAAGCTGCGTATGCGGTGTGATCGCACCTTCAGCCGTGTTCGGCATGTCTCCCAGAGCGGCACGTATGGCCTGATCTTTACCGCGTACTGTCACGCTGGTGAAGCTGTTCAGCGCATCCTGTCCACCGTCCAGGCATTCAATGGTGTTGACGAAATCAGCGCCTTCACGCTGGTGCTCACCCTTGTGGACAGACCCGCGAAACAGCAACGGCATTCGCCCCTGGTAACCTACCGACAGTTCCAGCGGGGTATACTCGTCTTCATCTTCGTCTTTCACCAGTGCCAGCCGATTCGATTGACGCAAGTTCCACACCTTCAGGATCAGCTTGTTCAGCGCCACGTCCGTGCTTTTGGTGGCACTGAAGGTGATGTTGATAGGCGGAACTACAACCACCGCTTGATTGCCGACACCGATGGTCAGTTGGTAATCACGAAGGAACCGGGTCATTCAGGCACCTCCAGACCACGAACGTTTACCATCTCACCAGGCGTGACAAAATACAGCCCACACCGTCCCGTCTCGAAGTCGTCACGGCGGAAAGGGTCAATGCCGGTATCGTCCGTCAGCACCACGGTGAAATCGAACGGAAAGTTGAAGCTGCGAATGTGCAGCACTGACGCACTCAGCTTGATGCCACGTTGCACCTTGCCCGCGTACTCCACATCCATGACCCATATCTGCACCACGGGAAGGAATCGCAGCGTCAGGGTGATCTGACCATTATCGATCAACAGCGTGTGACGCTGGTGCGGGTCTGTTGTGATATTGCCAATTCGAATCATGGTTACCTGCCCAGAATGGAGGACGCCAGGGAGCGTGTGCGCGTCCCTTCAGCTTCAGCCGCTTCGGTTGTTGTCTCCTGCGCACCCTGGTTGGTTTCGCCTGCCACCGATGCCTGAGTAGCTGGCGCGGGTGCCTGATAGAACTGTTCAACGTTGGTATAGATCAGCTCTACGGATTCCACTTTCTGCAATGACAGCTCGAAGCGAATGACTTCAAACTGGTTGTCCCGACTGACAGACAGTGACGTAATCGCCATGTCTTCGTGTGTCCGGTAGGCCGCGTCTACGCTGATCAGTTGCTTGCCGTAGTACACCGCTTCAATGAAGTCGATGAACTGCTCACGCAACGGCTTTGCTGTCGCCTGGGGATTGAACGCATTGAACGCATTGCGCCCGATGTTAATCAGCCTGTCAGCACGATCCACCGCATCCATGACGCTTTGTCCAATGGACTGTATCTTGTTCAGTTGCGCCTGGGTACGGTTGGGCAGCAGGGTTGTCACCTGACCCACCGAGCTATCACTTGGAATGGTGATAGGCAGCGGGGGAGCAAGGCGAATGTGAAGGTCAGACACTTCACCGCTGATCGTCATGGTCAACGGATTGTTGATGATGTGGTCAGTCGCAACCGTGCCATCTTCCAGCACTTGAGTCGGCACCTGGGCGGTGTAGTCGGTAGCGTCATTGACCTTGGCAAACAGCGTGAAACCACCGATGCCGACTTCCGTGTCAGCACCGCCCTGAAGCGCTTTGTTACGACCGTTGATGTAGTCCCTGATCACATGCCACCTCGATTACTCATGGTGCGAGTGTCTTCCATCTGGCGTTGCAAGGCGTCCTGCACCGCTGCACCAGCCCGTTCAGGATCATTGGTCGAAATGTTGATCTCGACGTTCTGGTCAATGTTGCTGTTCCATGATTGCTGTGTGGTGCTTCGATCCACAGCGGTATCTCGGTCGAACGGTAGGTTGACAGCCTGTTCATCCGCCATAGCTGTCTGGCGCGAGTCTGAAAGCGTGGGTCTTTCTGCTTCCTGATCGTCACTGATCAGGTTGATGGCCCAATCCGGCAAGATGTTCATCATCAAGCCTTTGATGTAGTTCGTCACCGTGTCCCACATGCCCATGATGCCGTCAAGCATGTCCTGGAACATGCCACGCACCCAATCAACCCACGCCTGGAAGGCACCTGCCAGCTTGTCGAAGGCAATCATGAAGCCTTCCACCATCAGGCCAGCAACGGCCTCCATGATGGCTCCTGCACCTTCCGCCAGGGTGGTGAACAACCCCAGCGCATACTCCACCATGGACGCCATGGCATCACCGATGTGATCCCACGCCGCGCCGAAGTCACCTTGAATGATGGCAGCAACGGCTTTGAACATGGATTCGATAGCGTCAACAGCCGGGGAGAACACTTCGATCACCAGTGCAACGGTTTCTTCCACCACTGCCACAATGGCTTGAAGCGCGGGGCGAATGTCGATGCCGAAGAACGATTCGAAGAAGTCAGCGATGACGGACTCGCCACCCTGGAAGGCAACAATCAGGTCATCAATAATCAGGATCGCCCCAAGGATGGCAGCAGTCCAGAGCACAAATGGTGAGAGGATGATGCTCATGACGCCACCGAAACCGATGGC